CAGCGACTTCGTTGAGTAGGTCGATCAAGAATCGGTAGTGGCGACCGAACGTTGCGTCCTCCGATTCGCACTGATCGCTGGCGATGATCTTGTCGGTCTTCGTATCGATCAGGTACGTTGGGTACTCCCAGTCCGAGTACGGAAGCCATTCCTCGGCGTCGTCTCGCTTCTCGACATCGTCGCGGTCGGCGAAAATGAATCTAGGCATCCAACAATCCTAGCTGACCTTCCATCTGCGCGCGAATTGGCCGGCCGTCCCAGCCGAGCTTCCTCGGCGCGTGAAGCTTGAGACCCTCTGGGAAACCGCCTTCCCAGCCACACTCTCCGCAGCCGCCGTGATTGTGTGTGATCCTGCCTTCGATATCCCAGTCTGTTCCTTGAAACCCGTGATCGGTCGTCTCTAGGACAACTGCCGGTCTGGCCTGCTCACCGACAAATTCGACACTAATCGTCGCGGACACCCAGCCCTCGAAGCTCACGGCCTGCCAGAGGCCCTGACCGCTTCCGCAGTCAGGGCACTGGTATTCAGCCTTCGAGTAGTCGAGTTCATACTTAGGCATCGATCTCGCGGCCCGTCTCATCCTGAAGGTATTCGATGAGCGCCTCAAGGGAACCGGCCGCGTTGTTCCAGCGGATTTGAGTTTCAGGGTCCTTGAAAGCGTCGCCGCTGATGTAATGACGCACGGCGTAGCCGAGACCCTCGTTCTCGATGATATCGATCGCCGTTCCGTTCGTGTACTCACCGTATTCAGGCCTCGACATGCGTGCTCTCCTTGAGTAGTGCGTAGTTGTCTTCGTTGTCGAACATCTTCCTGAACTGCATCCAGTCGCCCTGGAGGTTGCCGTTGTGGCCCGCGGCTGACTCAACCGACAGCCCGACCTTGGCCTGGTGCTCGGTCGGCGACCAATGACCGTTCGAGGTCAGCATCTCAGCACGCGCGTACGAAGCCCTGATCGGTTCGTCGCGATCGTGTGTGTCGAAACTGACCCGCGCGGCGCGGCCAGCGTCGACGAACGAATGTACGCTCGGGCAGAGAAATTTACGATCCTCCGCTGATAGCATCGGAAGATGCCACTCCAGCGGCCCGAGCTTCTTCGGCTTGTTGTCGCGGTACAAGAGTTCCATCATCTCGGCCACGTGACGGAACTCGGGCTGGGCGGCGGCGTCGGTGCGCAGCGCGAAGAAGTTCTCCCACTCAGTGGCGGTCGCGATCACAGTGTGCCACAGCCACGGCTCAAGTACGCGGTTCGCGAATGACTTGTGAACGCCGAGGCGGTCCAGCATCCATGCCGCCGCAACGGCGGCGTAGCGCGTCTTCAGCCACGTCTGGCGAGCTACCCGTTCACGCCAGCCAGAGAGATCCTCGGCGGCCTGCATGCCCTTCTGTGCGCCGCCGAAGCCGAGAGGCACGAAGGGGTACTTGATGACGCGCTGGATCTGACGCTTGATCGGGATCGCGCGCGACGAGGCCGAGTTGCGGCTGATTCGCCTATGGGTGTTGAACTCGGCGAGAATGAAGCGCGGTAGCGTGACCAGGAACGTCGTGAGCCGATACCCGGCGGGCGACAGCGAGTCAGCGAGGATCTCAGCGGAGAACGTGTTGCCCTTGGTGGGCTCGTTCTGGCTCGGGTAGAGGCGAACAGCGACATACCACGCAAACAGCACAGCGACAATGACGGCAAGGATCACGCCGACACCTCTCGCATCTGAGCTAGGACATCGTAGTAGGCATCATAGGCGAGCTTGTCGTTTTCTTCGATCCAGTCCCAGAAGTCGCCATCGCCGGGACCAAGGCTGTCGTGAAGAATGTCGATGACGCGCAGGAAGGCGGCAGCCGCTTTCGGTCCGACGGCGATCGTCGATGCCGTAAACGTGTCGACCCGCTCGACGAGCCGATCTACGAGTTCCTCCCAAACCTGGTCGTCGATCTCCTCGGCCCAGGCGTCGAAGCCGCTTCGGCTCTGTAGCTCATCGATGACCTCACCGACGACGACCGCGGCGAGACTAGACATACCACTCCTCGCGTCGCGAACCCAGCGGCTCGATCTTCGTCATATACTGAATGGTTCCAAGCTCCTTCGGGTAGTGGATACTCATGTCGGGGAAGAGGCCCCGCGCAGTTACGGCGACCTCGTGGACAACGCGCGTGTTGGCATACATGGGTTCGATGTCCCAGAGATAGCCGAGAAAGCGGCGGCGGTACAGGGCGGCCTCGGGCAGCGATGCGATCAGCGCGTGCTTCCACGTAGGATGCGCACACTCCTCGACAATTCGATGAACGTCGCGTCGGCGCTGCTTCGGGTCTTCGTAGACCATCGCGCGCAACCTGAAGATCATCTGTCGGCTCATCTCCTCGGCCACGAACTCGATGTTCTGTGCTCCTAGGAGTTCCTTGGAGACCGCCTGCTGCACACACAGGCGGACAGCCTCAAGGGTTGCCGTCTCATAGGACGGCGCGTAGGGGCTATCGTTGAGCCACGGCTTAGTAACGCTCACGCGCCCACCGGCCGCTTCCAATCCTCCGGAAGCACCTTGAGCTTTCGATATGAGCGAATGCCGGGTCGTGACAGGACGATGTTCTGCGCCGCGTGGATGGCGGCCACGAACTCATCAATGTCCGCAGCATGCTCCTGCGGCAGCGCCGCAAACGCGCTCGCCACGTCTCCGAGTTGATCAAGTACTTCTAGTTCATCGTGGTCTAGCATTCGTGCTCCTCGCGGCCATCTTGTGAAGCTTGCGGCGCTCCTTCTGCATCGCCGCTGACGTCTCGCGCACGCGATCATGTAGATCAGCGTTGTAGTTGGTTGCATTCTTGTAAGCGGCGCGTCCTAGGTATGAGCGCAGCGGCTTCATCGCCGTCCTGAGGCGTTCTCGCGCCTCTTGAAGGTCGGCCTGCCGCTGAGCGCTTCCTCTCGGCGACTTCCTGGCGTGAAACCTGCGCACCATCTGAGCGTGACGCACCGCGGCCTCTGCGACGACGAGTTCGTCGTCGATTGGGTGCCTTGCTGCCATACATGGAAGCGTACCAGATGTCAAGAGCCGCCGTCGGGGCTTCGTACCAGCGCTCAGGGAACAAAGATGACGCAGGCGTCAGATTCAAGTGGGTCGAATGTGGGTAAAAAATTTGGCTCTAGAATGCGGTGATTGACCACTTGACACTTCGGCCCCCTATAGAGGGGGCCAAGTGGCGTGGACATGAACCAAGCGAGGCTCGAAATACCCACCACCGATGCGTACCACTTGGGGTGGCACGGCGGCGCATAATATTCTCTCCGTGGACCTCAAGGCGATGATGCGAGCACAGGCCGGCGCGGCCCAGAAGGCGTTCCCTGCGACACCCGACCTGATGGCCGGGCCGACACAGCCGATCATCGTCGATGGTCCTGCTCGGACGCGGACACCGTTTGCGCAGCGCGAGGCTGGGCGACACCTCAACGCCTACGGAGGCAAGGTGGACGCTGTCGATTGGGTCATGGACTGCGTGCGCCTCATTACGGAGACCGCGTCATCGGCTGAGTGGCACTTCGAGCAGAAGGGCGTCTCTTACATTCCGGAGTCGCGCCGCACGCCGCACACGCCGGACGAGATCAAGTCCGCCCCTTACCTGCTAGGCAAGCTCTTCGAAGACCCGAATCCGTTCATGGGCTACGAGGAGTTGATCGAGCTAACGCTGATCGACTACCTGCTCACCGGCAACGCATATTGGCTGAAGTGGCGGCCGGACTCGTCGGGTCGACCGCTGGCGATTTATCGGCTCGCCCCGCCGCTGGTCAAGGTCGTTCCCGGCCAATGGGGGATCGAGTCCTATGAATACTCTGTTCCCGGGACCGGCAAGCTGAAGATCCCTTCGAGTCAGGTCATGCACTTCAAGATGCCGAACCCGCACGACCCCTACTATGGGCTCGGCGTCATCCAGGGCGGGTCGCGGGTCTTCGACATGGACCTAGCGCTCACCGATACGATGGCCAGCTACTACGAGAAGCGCGCCCAGCCTTCGATGGTGGTGCAGTCC